TGTACAAATGAAGATGAAGAGCGAAGAGGTATTACTGAATTTTTTAATATTATAGAAGAACAAAAACCTTCAATCCTTTCAGGGTACAACTCATTCAACTTCGACTGGTATTGGATTTATGAAAGATGTAAAATCTTAAACCTTGATATCAAACGAGTTGCAAAATCTCTAAATCCTGAGAAATCTATTTCACAAAAGGAGTCGATGTTGAAACTTGCAAATGAGGTTGAGAAGTTTACTCAAACTCAAATGTGGGGTTATAACATAATTGACATTCTACACTCAGTTCGTAGAGCTCAAGCGATTAACTCTAACATCAAAGAAGCTGGTTTGAAGTATATTACAAAGTATATTGAAGCTGAAGCTCCTGATCGAGTTTATGTTGATCACGACAAGATTGGTTCTATGTATCGTGAAAAGGAAGAGTATTGGTTAAACACAGAAAATGGTAAGTACAAGAAGGTAGGTGTTGACCCTAAGATTGACAATGTTTGTTCAAGACATACCAATGTTTATATTAAAACAACGGGGGACGACATTATTGAGCGTTATCTTGACGATGACCTTGAAGAAACTCTATTGGTTGATGAAGAATTCAACCAAGGTTCATTCTTGTTGGCGTCACTTCTTCCAACAACATATGAAAGAGTTTCAACGATGGGTACCGCAACATTATGGAAAATGTTGATGTTAGCGTGGTCATATAAACATGGACTTGCAATTCCAGCCAAGAATGACAAAGGGAACTTCGTAGGTGGACTTTCTCGTTTGATTCGAACAGGTTACTCAAGAAATGTATTAAAGCTCGACTACTCGTCTCTATATCCATCTATTCAGTTGGTACACGATGTATTCCCCGAGTGTGATGTTACAGGTGCGATGAAAGGTTTATTATCTTACTTCCGTAATACTCGTATCAAGTACAAACAACTTGCCGAGGAATATGCGTCGATAGACAAAAAGAAATCAACTTCTTATGACCGTAAACAGTTACCGATTAAGATATTCATCAACTCGATGTTCGGGGCGTTGTCTGCACCACAAGTATTCCATTGGGGTGATATGGACAAAGGTGAGATGATTACTTGTACAGGTCGTCAATATCTTCGTATGATGATTCACTTTTTTATGGATCGTGGATATACACCTCTTGTAATGGACACGGACGGTATTAACTTCTCGGTTCCTGAAGGTGTTGAGTCAAGACGATATGTTGGTAAAGGTCTGAATTGGAAAGTAAAAGAAGGAATGGAGTATGTAGGTGAGGAAGCGGATGTAATGGAGTTTAACGATCTTGCTATGAGAGGTGAGATGGCTCTTGATACCGATGGTCAGTGGCCAGCTTGTATCAACTTAGCTCGTAAGAACTACGCACTTATTACGGCAAAAGGTAAAATCAAACTTACAGGAAACTCAATCAAGTCTAAAAAAATGCCAATATATATTGAGAAGTTCTTAGATAAAGGAATTAAACTCTTACTTGATGGTAAAGGACAAGAGTTTGTTGAGTGGTATTATGAATATGTACAACAGATATTTGATTTACAAATTCCTTTGATGGATATTGCAAACAAAGCAAAAGTAAAACAAAGTATTGATGACTATGTTATTCGTAGTAAACAAACTACGAAGGCTGGAAGTCTAATGTCTCGTCAAGCACACATGGAACTTGCAATTAAAGAAGGTCTAAATGTAAATCTCGGGGATGTAATTTTCTATGTAAATAATGGTAGTAAAGCTTCACACGGGGATGTTCAAAAAGTTAACAAACCAAAGAAAGGTTGGTCACAAGAACATATTGATACTTACGGTGGACCTATCCCTGAAAACTTAGAGTCTATTATACAACTTAATTGTTATAGAATTGACCCTTTAGATCTTGAAAGTAATCCAACAATGAAGGGACAATATAACATACAACGAGCTATCGCTACTTTCAACAAACGAGTTGAGCCATTACTTGTTGTTTTCAAACAAGAAGTACGAAATGGATTGCTAATCAAGAATCCTGAGGACAGACCATTCTTCACTAAAGATCAATGTGAACTTATTAATGGACAACCATTCGATGAGAGCGATCAAGACAAACTAGAAGATGTAATGGAAATTTCAGATGAAGAAATGTCATTTTGGAATCGTGTTGGTGAAACACCATATCACATATATAAGAACGCAGACAAAATAATGTGGAGTTATGTACCTGAAAATGAATTAATCAAGTTTAATACCATCGGAAGAGAGGATATACCAAATACCGTTGACATTTTGTAACTCAACGCAAGCTCCTCGGGTTACCGAGATTTCATCCCAATCTTCATCAATTCTATTTAAATCAGGGATTATAGTACAATTTGTCAAAGTCTTAATTCTTATTCTGTCTGTTGTTGTAGAATCTAATTTTATTTTAGATTGATTCACATCCTTTACGATAATTAAATTTTCACCGTTTGTTTTATATAATTCTTCACTAATTATAACGGTATCGAAAGTATCCAAATTAATTGATCTTTCACCTCTAAATACAGTTTTTCTTATAGGTTTGTTTTTTAGAATAGGCATAAAATTTAAATTACATAGATCTGACGAGGGAATGCTCTGAACTTTAATTGTTTGTTAAGATTTTCCGCAAGTAAAGCTTCTCTTTCCATAATTTTTTCAGGACGAAGTCTTGTTAACCTACCGTCAGCACCTATTAGTTCCTCAACTAATTTAGCCTTTTCATCTTTACCTTCAGTACCCAAAGTTGCGTAATCCATCGTCAAATCCCCATCAGGAGTTTTTAGACTACCACTAAATTTACCACGAACTCTGGCTAAAGTTTCTTTACAATAAGCGGTAAACCATCTACGAACCCAAACTTGTGCCGGATTATTAAGCTTATACCAACTTATTTTATCAAACGGTACATCCGATGGTAATTTAATTATATCAGGATTGTCGGCTAAACATTGGTCTCTATCACCATCCGTAGTGTCATAGTACCAATACCATACTCTACCTTTCATCAGTTCGGCGTTACCAAAGTCAAATTTACCACCAGGAGTGTTTAATAAGTGAAGTGCTTTTTTTCCACCTGGAAGAGCAGTAATATAATATGTTAAATCAGGTGAAATAATCCTTCTTTGAATGTTTATCTCTTGCATTCGTAATAACATATCAAAAGCTGGAGTCAAAAAGTAACTTCCCGCCATATTTCCCATTTGGGCAAATCCACCGGCACCACCAATACCACCACCGGCAATTCCACCAAAAGCCCAAGGATCGACAAAAATATTATTAAGTTCTGTGGGAGAAAACCAAAGAACCTCATTGATTTCTCTACCTGCTGGAATTTCGTAGATTTGTTGGTTGGTAACAAGTTGCACATAATCTTTTTTAATAACCCAAGGACCACCTGCTTGTAAACCCACAATTTTGGAGTAGGCATATGTATATCTTGTTTCAAAATCTAAACTTTTAGTGATAAAAGCGTTTGCTAATGATTGTGTGTCTAAATCTAAATTATAAAGTGAGGTCCACTGAGATTCAATTAACCAATCTTGAACATATTGTGAATAATCATCTATAGAATACTCTAAAAGAGTATCCATCATTTCGTCTTCTAATTCAACAGCTCTTAGTGGTGCACCTAACAAGTGCCTTACCTTTTGGTAGAACTGACTTCTTTCTGGTTCGTTTATAATTGCCATACTTTTTTTCTATAAATATCTTCGAATTATTTCTTTGTTCTTTTGAGATATAACTCCTCAACAAACTCCCAATTTACAACATCCCAAAAGTTTTTAATATATTCATCTCTTTTGTTTTGATATTTCAGGTAGTATGCATGTTCCCACACATCTAAACCTAAAAGTGGAAACCCTCCTTTTTTTACCACATTCATAAGTGGGTTATCTTGGTTAGGTAACGACATAATTTTGAGTTTACCTTTGTTGTCCAAATATAACCAAGCCCAACCCGACCCAAAACGGTCTTTGGCAGCTTGATTAAATTCGTCTTTCATTTTCTTTATATTACCAAAATCATTTTTTATTTGTTTGTAAACTTCACCTTTGGGTAATTGTTTTTTTGGTGAAATCATTTTCCAAAATAAAGCGTGGTTAAATGCCCCTCCTGCATTGTTTCTTACAGAGGTATCGAATTTACTTATCGACTTTATGATTTCTTCCAATTCCATGTCACCATTTCTTTTCTCTAAAGCTTTGTTTAATTTTTCAACATATCCTTTGTAATGTTTATTATAATGGACATCCATAGTTTTAGAATCAATAAATTTTTTCAATGAAGAATATGAGTATGGTAATTTTTCAATACCAATTTTTTTCATTTCAAGAAGTAAGTTTTCGTGGATAGGTTTTTTTTCGTTCAAAATAATTTGTTCACTTAGTAAATCTAATTTAGATTTTAAAGATTTACTCTCATACATTTTTTTTTCTAAGTTCGGATATTTTTTTTCGAACATTTTTACAAGTTGCCCTGCGAATGCATTTGCCTCATCCTCGTTTCTACCACCAATATCTGGTCCGTGTTTTCTTTTTTGTATTTTTCTTTGATACTCATGGACCCACTCATGAGCTAGAGTTCTCATAATATCACGGTTCAATCTATCTTGTGCTAAAACTTTTAACTCTGAATTTTCAGTTCTTGATCCTGTAGACATTTTTCCAGTTCTACCACCCATAAAACTAATTTTCAAATCTTCCTTTAGTGGATATTTGTCCTGTAGAAATTCCACGAACTTATTTACGAAATCCTTATCTTCTGATTTGAATTTACTATCTTTGTATGATATTTTTACATTCATTATTGATAAATATCTCTATCGAGATTTATTTATCATAGAAAGTATTTCTTCCGCAACATCACCTATGTTTTCTTGTATTTCATCACCCATCACAGTACGGATTATTTGTTTTTTCTTATTAAGGATGTCGTAAATGGCAGCTTCTATTGTGTTATCGAATATTGGGTAATAAACTAATACATTCGATCTTTGTCCATAACGATAAGCCCTGTCTTCCGCTTGTGAATGTTCTGCAGGAACAAACGATAGATCATTCATAATTACGACTTCAGCCGAAGTCAATGTAAGACCAACACCCGCAGCTTTTAAATTCCCAACAAATACTTTAATTTTTTCTTCATTTTGAAAAGAATCAACGGCTTGTTGACGCATTGCATTACTACAACTACCATCAAGATAAACAGCTTGTTTTCCAAAATGTTGATAGATAATTTGAAGTGTGTCTGTAAAATTTGTAAATATGATAACCTTTTTACCTTGTTCTAAAATGTTTTCAGCAAACTCAATTGTTTGATTAACTTTTTCATTTGCAATTACCTTTCTCACTTTCATAAGTTTTGAAAACTGAACGGTAAGTGATGATGATTCGTCAGGATTTTTGTCGTACCAATCATAGTATTCACCCATAAGATTTTCGTACTCCCTTGACTTTAAATTTAAATAAACGGGAGTTATGATCTTATCAGGTAAGTCCAATACCTCCTCTTTAAGTCTTCTGAGAATTTGTTTTGATGTACGGTCCCTAAGTTCCTCAAGATTTGAAGCTCCTGACACATTCCAAACTTTTCTTTTACCGGCATTAAATTGGTAACCTTGACAATATCTAATCGCATACGCTTTCCAATTTTGAGCCACAGGACTCTCAATTAAATTTAACAAGTTATAATAATTCATTGGTCGAGATGTCATAGGTGTTCCTGTTAACAACCACACTCTATTAATTTTTTTTGCGAAACTATTAATGATCTTTGTTCTTTGAGCTTGGACATTTGAGATCATGTGTGCTTCGTCCAAAATAACAAGATCAAACTTAGATTGCTCCAACAAAGTTTCTTCCTTACTTTTTGTGTCGTGGAAGTTTTTTAATATATCGTAGTTTACTATAACAAAATCTGAATCGGTAGAAAACTTTTTTCCTTCGGCAATAAACACAGGACGATCAGAATAATTTGCAATCTCTCTTTGCCAGTTAATTTTTAAAGATGCGGGACAGACAATTAATATTTTTTTTGCTCCCGTTTCTAAGGCGGCAATAATTGTGGAAGTAGTCTTACCTAAACCCATATCATCTGCTAAAATAAATCTTTTCGACCCTGCTAATTTCTCAATCGCCGTTTTCTGATGAGTAAGCGGAGGACGATGTGAATACTTCTTATAATCAATGTTGACAGATTGTACATTGTGTGTTTTAATTAATGCTGATTTAGGGACCCAAAATTCTGATAGAGAATCCTTTTCAAAAAACTTTCCCCAAATATGATAAGATTTTTCTTTTTCTACAAGTAATTTTTCTATATAAATTTGTTCTGGTGTTTGTAAAAGATACTTTTCTTCTGCAAATTTTTTGGCAAAGTAAGTATCTAAGTCTACCCACTTTCTTGCAACTTTTGGATTAGTATTGTAATAGTTAACAATATAATCCGCTTGACTTCTTGTTGGGTAAAACTTCTTGGATGTTTCTTTTTTTTGTTTTAAAAAAATAATATAGTTATTTGCACCACTATATGAATCAAGTAACTCGATTGCTTTGTGCTCAACTAAAGACGATATATTATCCAATTTAAGTCTTTTACTAAAAATAATAATAAAATAAATATTTATCAATAAAACAGTTGAATGAGAAGTAATGTTCCTATAACAAGATTAGGTAAATTTTTTGGGGATCGTGATTTTGAACTTGAGATTGGTTTGGGTCAAGAGTGGTTAATTGGTGATATGAACTTCACTTGTGTACTTTACAAAATAGACCGTAACAAAATAAAAACCGATGATGTTTATGGTGAAGTTATAGAGGACGGAATTAAATTTTTACCTCCTGTAGAATTTAACGCACAGATCACCGTGGCTGCACCTGAAAATAAAATGATAGGTACAACCAAAATGGACCAATTCGAACCTGGAAATATTACAATATCAGTTTATCTTAAAACCTTAGAGGACTTAGGTATTGATATTGATTTTGGAGATTATGTGGGATATTATGATAGTGAAAATTTTGTTAGATATTATACTGTTGTAAATGACGGTCGTGTTGTGTCTGATACGAAACATACTTATAAAGGGTTTAAACCTTTTTTCAAAACAATAATCGCGGCTCCTGTTGGACCAAATGAATTTAGAGGAATATAATGGCAATACCTAAAAGTCATCCTGTTAAACCGTCGATCCCTTTGAAGTATCCAAAGACACTTCTTCCAAGAAGAGAGGAAATCAAAGATATGATTACCAAAGATGGTACATATTTACCTAAATCATTACTGCATGCTGATTTAGATAAAGGGTTCTTAGAGTTTGTTAAAGAAAAATTTAAAATAGTTTCTGAAGGAAAAAATATCCCAGTAGTTGATATTATTATTACTACTCAGAATTGGTCTCAGTTTGTAGAAACTTGGGATTTTCAAAATATAGACAAGAATATTGAACCACCATTTTTAACAATAATTAGAAATCCTGAAGTTAAATATGGTAACAATCCTGCGGTCATGTATAATATACCTAATCGAAGGATGTATTATTATATGGAAGTCCCAACATGGGACGGTAACCGAAAAGGTGCTGATATTTATAAAATCCCTCAACCTGTACCTGCAGATTTCAGATATAGTGTTGCAATCGTTTGTAATAGGATGAGAGAAGTTAACACCCTAAACCAAAGAGTTTTGGAAACTTTTGCGTCAAGACAAGCGTATCAAGTTATTAATGGTCATTACATACCAATAATAAATGATGGTTTTACGGATGAATCATCAATGGATTTAGAAAAAAGAAAGTATTATATACAAAAATACGACTTTACAATGATGGGGTTTTTGATAGACGAAAACGAATTTGAGGTATTTCCTGCAATATCAAGAACTTTTCAAGTGTTTGAGGTTGATACTAAGACACCGAAAAGAAAACAAAAAAGACAACAACCAACAGAACCCGAAAAGATAATATTCGATTATCCAAATAGTGCGACAACTAAACAATTACATTTTGATTATACATGTAATTTGTACTTCGAAGATAGCGTGAATGTTACTTCATATTCGGTTTACATCAATACGAATTATTACGGAGACGATGTAACTACCATTCAAGTAAATACTGGAGATGATATTAGAATTGATATAGTCATAGGAATCTATAACACTGAACCCAAACTAACTTTCTCTCAAAAGTTACTTTAGTTTTCACCATAGATATCCTTTTTTTCTTTACACTTTTCCAAAATTAATGATTCTAAAAAACGGTACATTTTGATACCTCTTTTATCACAATACTTTTTGAGAACCTCATGAACTTGAGAATCAATCTTAAGATTTTTTATCTTTTTACTATCATTAGACATAGGGCAGAAAAAAGGCAGAATTAAATCTCACCAAAATATAAATACTTTTAGTAATGTAAAGTTTTTAGTGTTTTCTCGAGTATTTATAGAAAAATAAATAAATAAAAAGTATCACTTAATATGGCAACTAATAGTAAAGTTTTCGTTTCACCAGGTGTATACACCTCTGAGGTTGATCTAAGCTTTGTAGCACAAAGTGTTGGGGTAACAACATTGGGTATCGTAGGGGAAACACTTATAGGTCCAGCTTTCGAACCAATTTTTGTAACAAACTTTGATGAGTTTCAGGTTGTGTTTGGGGGAACATCTCCTGAAAAGTTTGTAAACACTCAAATCCCTAAATATGAGGCGTCTTATATTGCTAAGGCATACCTCCAACAATCAAACCAATTATTTGTAACAAGAATTTTGGGTCTATCAGGATATGATGCAGGTCCATCTTGGTCAGTTTCCACGGTTGCAAATGTCGATTCATCAACTGTTGGTGTTTGGTGTTTGAGTTCACACACTGATGTAACAACTTGTCAATTGGTTTGTGATGTTCCAAAAGAACTTTTATTTTATGTTGATTTTACTGGATGTACAAATAACACTACTTCAATATGCTATCTAAATTCATTCCCTGATGAAATAAATAATATTTTATTAAATCAATATGAACAACCAGATGGAAGCACTTCAACTTTAGATGCACAGATAAGAGATTTTATTTTTAATGTTTTAACATCAAATAATCCAATAACTGCAGAATCGGAAGAAATTGCCTATTTTGGTTCAATTGCTACTAACGACTACAACTCTCTTACAACTGCGGGTTGGACAGCTGCAACAAATGTATTTTCAGTTCCTTCAGTATCTTTAGATGATACCGATTTGAATTCACCTTTTAACGATTCATGGTATTACGCAACATTTGAAAATATTGGTAACTACGAATACACAGGTTTCTCATTTTACAATATTGTTACTGGATTAACAGAAATTACTGCAACTACAACAACAACCTCAACTTCAACTACAACTACAACAACAAATCCTTGTGTTACACCTATACCAACAACTACGACTACAACAACAACATTACAACCTGTTAAGTGTTACAACGGTACTGTGGTTGGTAAAATATATTATTACACAGGTACATCATATTCAAACTATGATAATGTTGTTGTCGGTACTCTTAGATCTAGAGGTATCTCAACTTACACCACAGATACAAATCCAACTTACTCTGTTACAGGCTTGACCGATGTATCATTCAATATGACAGGTCAGTACTCGACAGTTCTCAAAAACCCATTTGCAACATTTGCAGTGAATGTTACCGATAAGTTTGGAACTAATTACACATTCGAAACATCGTTCTCACAAAACGACCCTGAATATTGGTCTAAAGTATTTGGAATAACTAATTTCCAAAAACCAAGAATCGAGGTACCTGTAATGGCAGAGGAAAACTTCCAATCTTGGTTGAATTGGTCTTGGAGAAAAGGTTATATAAGAGGTTTAAATCCTGAGATAATCGCTTTAGACTCAGCTCAGAGTGGGGCTTTTGATTCTATTGGTTGGTACTTAGACAAATGGCAAACACCTTCATCACCTTTTGTTGTATCGGAATTAAGAGGTAACAAAGTTTATGACCTATTTAGATTCTACACAATTTCTGATGGTGATGCTGCAAATACCTTAATCAAAATCTCAATTATAAATCAAACTTATAGTAATTTAACTTTTGATGTATTAATTAGAGATTATTTTGATACTGACGCTAATCCTGTAGTTTTGGAGAAATTCACAAACTGTACCATGGATCCAGGTCAAAACAACTTTATCGGAAATAAAATTGGTACATTAGATGGTGAGTATGTATTGAATTCAAAATATGTGATGGTTGAAATGTCGGAAGACGCACCTGTTGACGCATTACCTTGTGGATTTAATGGATTTAACTTCCGTCTTTATGATAATGCTCAATCACCTTTCCCGATTATAAAAGGGAAATATGATTATCCAGGTGAACCAATTTGGAATCCTCCATTTGCACTGTCATCAGGAGCTGTAGGTACAACTCTGAGCAGTGGTGACAATGTAAGAAGAACTTATTTAGGTATTTCAAATTCAACAGGTTGGGACCCTGCATACTTCGAATATGTAGGTAAAAGAAATCCTAATAGTACTTGTGATATAGATTCTATTCCATGGAATTACAGATCGGCCGGTTTCCACATGGATGTCAATGCAAGTGGATTAACTATAGGACCTGAATTCTCAACAAGTGGTGATCCAAGATTTATTTGTGGAAATTCATCTTTCATTACTGAACCTGAGTTACCAACAAATGCTTATTATAGATTATACGCTCGTAAGTTCACCTTCTTAGTACAAGGCGGATTTGATGGATGGGATATTTACAGAGAATGGAGAACTAATGGAGATCAGTTCCAAATAGGTAGATCAGGTTTCCTTAGAGGTGCATGTCCTACTACAAGATACCCTAACGCAACTGGATGGGGAGCATTTAAAGAAATATCTTTAGGTGATGGAACTGAGGATTTCGCAAATAGTGACTATTACGCATATCTTTTGGGTCAACAAACATTTGCTAATCCTGAGGCGACAAATATAAATGTATTCGTAACTCCTGGAATTGACTATGTTAACAACAGTAATTTAGTTGAAGCTGCGGTTGAGATGATAGAATTTAATAGGGCGGATTCACTTTATGTTTGTACAACACCTGATTATGATCTTTTCTTACCAACAACTACCGTAATTGATGGATTCATTTACCCAACAGAAGCTGTTGATAATTTAGAAAACACAGGAATTGACTCTAACTATACTGCAACTTACTATCCGTGGGTATTGACAAGAGATAGTGTAAACAACACTCAAATCTATATTCCACCGACTGCTGAGGTAACAAGAAACTTAGCGTTGACAGATAACATCGCTTTCCCTTGGTTTGCGGCGGCGGGTTACACTCGTGGTATTGTTAACTGTATCAAAGCTCGTAAGAAGTTGACTCAAGAGGACAGAGACATCCTTTATGTAGGTAGAATTAACCCAATTGCAACTTTCTCTGATGTGGGTACTGTAATTTGGGGTAACAAAACTCTACAAGTAAGGGAGTCGGCACTTGATAGAATCAATGTAAGAAGATTGTTACTACAAGCTCGTAAGTTGATTTCAGCGGTTTCAGTGAGACTATTGTTCGAACAAAACGACGCACAAGTAAGACAAGACTTCTTAAATGCGGTTAATCCAATCTTAGATTCAATAAGAAGAGACCGTGGTTTATATGACTTCCGAGTTACGGTTTCATCTAGTCCTGAAGACTTAGATAGAAATCAAATGACAGGTAAGATATACATCAAACCTACAAGATCTCTTGAATTCATCGACATTACATTCTACATCACTCCAACAGGAGCGTCGTTCGAGAATATTTAATGTGGTTAATAATCAAAAAGAAGGGGGAGCGAAAGTTTCCCCTTTTTTAATTTAATGAATATTTATTAGTATGTATTATAAAAAAATAGTAAAAGAAATAATTTCCGAAATTATTCAAGATCAACTTAAACCAACTATGAAGTACTATGCATTTGATTGGGATGACAATCTTATGTATATGCCAACTAAAATTTATTTAAAAGATGAAGATGGTAAAAGTGTTGGTATGTCCACTGAAGATTTTGCAGAGTACAGAAGTGAGGTAGGAAAGGAACCGTTCGAATATGAAGGACATACAATTGTTGGTTACGATGATGATGCTTTCAGAGACTTTAAAGTGACGGGTGATAAAAAATTTTTAGCCGACTCATTAAAGGCGCCTGTTGGTCCAGCATGGAACGACTTTGTTGAGGCAGTTAACAACGGATCAATTTTTGCAATTGTTACTGCAAGAGGTCACACACCATCAGTATTAAAAAACGCAGTATATAACTTAATTAAAAAAAACAAACACGGGTTAAATGAAAAAGAATTGGTTAAAAATCTAAGAAAGTATAGAGAGATTTCAGACGAAGAGGACATGACTGATGACGAACTTCTTAGAACATATTTAGAAATGTGTAAATGGCACCCTGTAAGTTTCGGAGAGGGGTCTGCCGCAAACCCTGAAGAACTCAAAGTAAGTGCTATGAAACAGTTTATGGAATATGTGAGAAATCTTTCCCAAAGACTACAAGAAAAGGCTTATCTGAAAAATAAGATAAGTAATTATTTTACACCGTATGTTGGTTTTTCAGATGACGATTTAAAAAATGTTCAAACAATGAAAAAACATTTTGATGATGAAAGTGGATTAGATATTTATCATACAGGAGGAGGTAAGAAAACTAAATTTTAATATAAACTAGACTAGTTAAGATATAATGTGAAAAAAATTTGAAGTAAATAGAAAAATTTTTAAATCACACTATTTATAATAAAAATAAAACAAAACTAAAAAATAAGACATGGCTGATTTGTTAATGAAAATGCCGATTCCCTACGAACCAAAAAGGGAGAACCGATGGATCTTGAGATTCCCATCATCACTTGGGATTAATGAGTGGTATGTTGAGACCACTTCAAGACCTAAACTTACAATTGCATCAACTGAAATTCAGTTCTTGAATACTTCAACCTATGTTGCAGGTCGATTTACTTGGGGGGAACTTCCTGTCACTTTCCGTGACCCAATTGGTCCTTCGGCATCACAAGCTGTTATGGAATGGATCCGTCTATGTGCTGAGTCAGTAACTGGTCGTATGGGTTACGCGGCGGGTTACAAAAAGAATGTTGACCTTGAAATGTTGGACCCTACAGGTGTAGTTGTTGAGAAATGGATTTTAGAAGGTACATTCCTTTTAGGTTACGATGGTGGTGCATTATCATATTCTACTGATGGAATTGCAAAAATTTCCTGTCAAATGAGAATGGACCGTTGTATATTGGTATACTAATAAAAAGATTACATATAATATGAGACCTATTCACTTTACTAGTGGTAGGTCTTTTTTATTTTTAAAATAAAAGTACTTAATATTATGGAACAAGATGTATATCAGGCAGGACAAGCCGAATTTAATTTACCACACGATGTAATTGAATTACCAAGTAAAGGTCTATTTTACAAGTCAAAAAAGAAATCAATCAAAGTTGGATATCTTACTGCGAACGACGAAAACATTTTAGCAAATGCTGACTCTAAAAAAAGTATACAAGATAGTATCATAATTCCACTACTTAGAAACAAAATTTACGAAAGAGACCTTCGACCTGAAGAAATGATTGATGGAGATATTGAAGCGGTTCTTATTTTTTTGAGAAACACTTCATTTGGACCTGAATATACTGTGAATGCATATGACCCCGCAACAGATCAAAGATTCAAAACAACAATAGTCTTAGATGAACTAAATTATAAAAAAACAAAGGTACAACCAAACGAAAATGGTTTTTTTGAAACAACTCTACCAGTTTCAGGTCACAAAGTGACTTTGAAACTTTTAAGTTTGAAAGATAAATCAGATATAGAACAAATTATAAATTCATATCCATCAGAAAGAACCGCACCTTTAGTAACAACCAAACTTAGTAAACAAATCGTATCAATCGAAGGGGACGAGGATAGATTGAAAATTTCTACTTTCATAGAAAAAATGCCAATTGGAGATTCAAAATACATCAGAAGATTTTTATTAGATAATGAACCAAGATTAGATCTATCAAAAGAAGTTTTAGCCCCGTCAGGAGAAAGAGTAATGGTTGACATTACTTTTGGGGTGGAGTTTTTTCGGCCTTTCCTATCAATATAAGACTACTCTATTAGATGAGTTTTATTATTTCTCAAGAATTTTCAGAACTCAATATTCTGAGTTTATGAATATGCCAACTTATGTGAGGAGATACTTGATCAATAAATATGTTGAAGATTCTAAAACCAGCTAATCAAATATTTATTGAAAAAGTAAAAATATGCCTTTAGACCTCTCATCCCTTTCTAAAAAAGATAAAACTGAACTTATTGATCTTATCGAAGACCAAGACGCTCGAATTTCTGATTTAGAAACCAAAATAAGAAGAGGTCTTGACGAAACAGGTAAACCCAAAACTGGTAAAACTGGTTCAGAAATTAATCCATTTGACCTTGGAAACATTACCAACTACACAACATTGTTTGGGTCTATGAAAGATGCGGTTGTTAATATCGGAAACATTCTTGATTTTAATGTTATACAAGAATTAGATCGATACGGTACAAGCATCCAACAAAATTTTGGGTTATCTCGAGACAGAATATTTGAATTTAAAACCGCAATTGCAGACACCGTACCTGAGTTAATAAAATATGGTTATGAAGAAAGTGAGGCGGTTCAGGTTACCGCCGATATCATGGACGGTTTAAGAACATCTGCAATTTTAACTTCAGAAGCAACATTGAAAATTGGAGCTGCTGCAAAAATTTCTGGTGAAGATGTACAGGATTTAGTTGAGGGGTTTAGAAGTGTTGGAATTTCGATGGAGTCTGTTGGTGACGAGATGAAATCAGTTGTTGATTATGCAAGAAATGTGGGAGTATCAGTTAAAACGGTCTCGACGGGTGTTGTTGATAATCTTGGAAAACTAAATCTTTATAACTTTGATAATGGTGTGACAGGGTTAGCAAAAATGGCAGCACAATCATCAAGGTTTGGTATAGAAATGAGGGACACTTTTAGGATTGCAGAAGAATTGTTCTCCCCCGAAAACGCAATCAATTTAGCAGCTTCCCTTCAAAGGTTAGGAGTTACAGCTAACGGACTTCTTGATCCGTTGAGAGCAATGGATTTGGCTCAAAACGACCCCGAACAACTTCAAAAAGAAATTTTGAATTTAAGTAAAGAATTCACCACCTTCAATGAAAAAACAGGAAAAATGGAAATCTTACCCGGAGGAAAAAGAAGGTTAAGGGAAATTGCTGATGAACTCAAAATTGATGCTGGTGAGTTTGCAAAAATGTCTATTCAGGCTGCAGACTTTGATAGAAAGTTGAGTCAAATTAGAATGCCCGCTTTAGCCGAAGGTGACGAGGAGACTAAAGAATTGATTGCTTCTTTGGCTCAGTTAGATGCGAGTGGTGTTGCAACAATTACCGTGAAAGATGCTGAAACGGGAATGATGAAAACCAAAGAGGTTGATCAACTTACATCTGAAGATATAACTAATTTGAGAAAGGCAAATGATGAGTCTTCTCTGAAAATTGAAGAAATAGCAATACAACAGTTGGATGAAACAAAACAAACAAATACAATCCTCCTTAGTGGAGAATTGGCCGGTAAATTTGCTAGAGCAACAGCACCAACTTTTGATAAATTTGGTACAACTGTCGCGGGAATTTATAAAGGTGTTGCACAAGGTTATAGAGATCAATTAGGAACTACCCAATCTATTAGAGAAAAATTTGAAGGAGTTGCGGGATCTGCAGAAAAATTCATGGTAGGTTCGCTTACAGAGGACACAGATTTAATTGCTGAAGGGTTAATAGAGTTTAAAAATGGAGCTAAAGAGGTTGTTGATAGTTTTTTGAATGCATCGACAGCTTTTGTTGAAACGGTTTTTAACAACGCGGTAGAAAAAATTCAAAAAAGCTATTCACCAGACAATTACAAGACTACTAAAAGTGAGGTTACTGTTAATCATCAAGGAACGGTTGTTCTCAAAGGGGAGGGTAACCAAAATGGATTTACTACTATGGAGGGTGCTAAATTCTTTTCAGACCCAAATAATGTTGTTATGACAAAAAATAATCTTGAAATGGTCAACGCACCTAGTGCGGCTACTGGAGGTAAAAATAACTAACATTATACTACTCAAAAAAAATACCTAATATCTATTTATAAATAAAAAGTATGGCTGAAAGTTTTTTGTCGTTCGGTAGCTCGGAATCTTTTAGAAAACAACTATTGGTAAAAAATTTACCACCATACAATGTGCCGGGAAGTTACAATTCACCGGGTAATCCAATAAATTACGAAACAAATCTGACTGTAAGTAATGTAATTGATTCACCGAACACTTATGTATCAACCAATTTTTTTGCTGAAAACCTTTACCCTCTTAATGAATTTGGTCCTGAAGGTGGTTTTGGAAGTCCCGTTGGTGTTAATTTAACCCCTGTTTTAGAACCCAATCAAGGA